TATAAAAATTACCAGCATTAAAATCAATTGATGCAGTTTGTGATGCAATACTTGCTGATACTACATTTCCTAATACTGAACCAGTTATTATTAATGAACCAGATATAATTGCTGAACCAGTGAATGGAAATCCACTACCACCTCCAGCTACTGTAATAGAAGCTGTATTTGAAGTTACTGTTGCAGTTACTCCAGTTCCAGTAAAGTTTAAGAATGTTGCTGTACCTTGCGCTGTTCCTTCATCAGCTATTGTAATTGCACTTACGTTTACAGTTGTTGTAGTACCATTCGTACCACTTACACCAGATGTACCTGAAGTACCTGCGATACCTGAAGTACCAGAAGTACCAGATGTGCCTGATGGTGATGCACTTCCTGTAATTACATATAATGTATTAGGGTCTTTAGTTCCTAATGCTGCGTAAGATGCAGATGTTATTGTTACGATATGTTCTACCTTTGGAGTTGTTGTGTAGATATCAGTAACGTTGTCAACTACTGAGCCGCTAAATGAGCCTGTTGTAATTTCTATTGAACCAGATACAATTAAGCTTCCAGTAAATTGTGCTCCTTTTTGTGTCTTTACCTTAAAGTAATCTACATCAAATTCACCATTTCTACCTTGGTCAGTAACTTTGAAATCACCACCAAAGAAATTAACTGAACCAGTTACTCCTAAAGAGCCTGTGATTTGTGCTGAACCAGAGAAAGGAAATCCTGCTCCACTAACACCACTTGTTCCTGATGTACCATTAGTACCTATCGAGCCATCCTTACCAGATGTACCTGAAGTACCAGATGTGCCGCTAGTTCCTGATGTACCATTAGTTCCTATTGAGCCATCTTTTCCTGAAGTACCAGAAGTTCCCGATGTGCCACTTGTTCCGTTTGTTCCAATAGAGCCATCTTTACCAGAAGTACCAGAAGTGCCTGATGTACCATTACTTCCAGCTGCTCCACTAACACCACTTGTTCCTGATGTTCCATTTGTACCTGTTTCTACAGTTGAACCTGATACGATGTATAATGTATTAGGGTCTTTAGTTATTAAAGATGCGTATGAAGCTGAAGTTAATGTCACTACATAATCTACTCTTGGTATTGATGTATATGAATCAGTAACGTTGCTTACAAAGCTTCCACTAAATGCTCCACTTTGATAATAATTTTGTGTATTAAATCCTATTGAGCCAGTTAATTGTAATGCTCCAGAGATAATAGCTGAACCAGTAAATGGAAATTGACCTGTTGTTAATCCAGACGTACCAGAAGTACCGTTTGTTCCTATTGAGCCATCCTTACCGCTTGTACCTGAAGTACCTGATGTTCCATTTGTACCAATAGAGCCATCCTTACCGCTAGTTCCAGAGGTGCCAGAAGTTCCCGATGTACCATTCGTTCCAACAGAACCATCTTTTCCTGATGTGCCGCTTGTACCAGATGTTCCATTTGTTCCTACTGAGCCATCTTTACCTGATGTTCCAGAAGTACCAGAAGTTCCCGATGTGCCATCTGAACCTACTAATCCATCTTTACCGCTTGTACCAGAAGTTCCTGATGTGCCACTTGTTCCTACTGAACCATCTTTACCTGATGTGCCGCTTGTGCCGGATGTTCCATTACTACCAGTTAAACCTGATGTACCAGAAGTACCAGATGAGCCACTGCTACCGCTTGTTCCTGATGAGCCTGAAGTTCCTGATGTGCCGCTTGTTCCAGATGTACCATCACTACCAGTTAAACCTGATGTGCCGCTTGTTCCAGACGAACCTGAAGTACCTGATGTTCCCGATGAGCCACTGCTACCACTCACACCTGATGTTCCCGATGAGCCACTGCTACCACTCACACCTGATGTTCCTGATGTGCCTGATGAGCCCGATGTTCCAACTGAACCATCTTTACCACTTGTGCCACTAGAGCCGCTTGTACCACTACTTCCTGAGGTTCCTGATATACCAGACGAACCTGATGTTCCAACTGAACCATCCTTACCACTTGTACCGCTAGTGCCACTGCTTCCACTTGTCCCACTGCTTCCTGATGTGCCACTTGTTCCCGAACTTCCAGACGAGCCACTACTTCCAGATGTTCCTGATGTACCAGACGAACCCGAAGTACCAACTGAACCATCCTTACCACTAGTCCCAGAAGTTCCTGATGTTCCATTACTACCAGTTAAACCCGATGTGCCGCTTGTACCAGATGTGCCACTTATTCCCGATGAACCAGAAGTTCCTGATGTGCCACTTGTTCCCGAACTTCCATTACTACCAGTTAAACCTGATGTACCAGAAGTTCCCGAAGTGCCACTTGTACCTGATGTACCATTACTACCAGTCAGACCGGATGTGCCACTTGTACCAGAAGTACCAGAAGTTCCCGATAAGCCTGAAGTACCCGAAGTGCCGCTAGTCCCAGAAGTTCCTGATGTGCCACTTGTACCCGATGTACCTACCGAGCCATCTTTACCAGATGTTCCGCTTGTACCAGAGGTTGCTGCAGCATATGATGTTCCGTTAATTATTAAATTACCTTGAATAGAAAAAGAACCAGTGATTCCACTACTACCTGTAATGTATTGAGAGCCTGAGAATACGTTAGAACCAGTTGTTGCTAATCCAGATGTGTTAGCATATATGTTACCCATTGAACCAGTCACATTAATTGCTAGTGTAGGTCCAACAAAATTCATTTGTGTTACACTTCCTAATACTGTACCCTCATCACTTACTATGATACCGCTGCCAGATAATACTAAAGCATTTACCTGATTTTGTACCGATGCTACACTACCTGATAGTGAAGCTGAATTTATATTATATTCACCTTCATCTACTAACGAGTCAATCATATCAGTATTGAATTGTCTTAATAATGTTGGCGTAATAGCACCTACATTATTATTAGGGAAACTACTTTGGTTTTCAGCTGCTAACTGTGTTTTATTTAATTGAGACATCTCTTATATATTTTTATATCTTTATATGTTTATATATTTCCAATATCAAATCCATTACTGAATCCACTACTGAAAGCTCCTCTTTGTATAGGTGCTCTTTGTGTTTGACCAATTGATTGATTTAACAAAGCACCTTGACAGCATTCAGTTGAGTATATATCTGCATCCTTACATAGACAACCTCTCCTCTTATTATGTGGAGTAGCTTTACCTCTTGTTGCTCCGAAGTAAACACCTGAATTCTTTCTTTGATTCTGATTGTACGCTGGTGTTGGCATGTTATGGATTTTTATATATCAGGCCAATACCTTGTGCTCCAATAGTTTTATCACAACATTTGGTTGAGTATGTATTTTTATTTCTACATAAACACCCCATTCTACTTCCTTTCCTTGGTGAGGATAAAGAAGCCGTTGGTTGTGGTTTTTGCTTTGGAAACGCAATTGTTTTAACCTTCATCTGATTACTTTATAGATTTAACAATTTAAGATATAAAAGTAATAGATTAACCCGATTGTATCTTTTTCATTGCTTGCTTATGTAACAACTCCTCTAATGTAGCTTTATCTGCATGATAAGCTAACCATAACAGGCATTTCTCTAAAGGTTCTAAAGTGATTGCATCGATTTTGGTAATATCTCCTTGTGATAGTTGGACCAAAGATGAATATGATTTCCACTTTTTTCCAAAATTTGCTGAATGCTGTGAGGTAGTTCCATCGAGCCCATCAAAGATTTCTGGATACCTTTCAACAAGTCCGCTTGTAAATTTATTAAAAAAAAAAGGGCTCCGAAGTGTACATCCATTGGTACGTTCATAAATAAATCTTTATCTATATTACCATTGTATGTTTTTATATCGTATAGAGCACCAAGCTTTTGAGTTACTGGTCTGTATAGAATGCTCATTATCTCAGCCCACTTCTCATCAATTGCAATACTTTCATATTTGCTAATATCAACATATGCTCCGTATGCCATCTCCGATAAGTTAGGTTCGAATCCATACTCAACACCATCTATTGTTATAAATCGCTTAAGAGGTAAATCTATATTAGTAAAGAATTTAGTTACAGCTCCTTTAATAGATAGGTAAGTGTTAATATCCATTTGCTCTAAGTACTCTACTGGAAATTCGCATAGGTGATGTAATAAACAAGCAAAGATAGCTTCTTCATTATCACTATATGATTCCATATCTTTCCTAAGTGCTAGATATTGTTTTAGCGTTACTGCTGACCAATTGTTTGGTACTTCTAATTTAATTTCTTTTTTCATATTTTATTTGATTTAGGAACTACTGATACTTTACCTGCGGGCACTGCCCATTGTTCTGGATTGATTAAATCTAACCCACTACTTATGATTTCCGTTGTTGTAATATCTACCACGTTATGCATGTTGTTTAATGTATCTTGTAGTTTAATTTGTGCAGCGTTTCTTTGTTGTATAGTAGCTGTAAGATAGGCCTTTGTTTCTCTAAGTTGTTCTACTAACATTCTGTTTTGTTGTTCAGTATGTGCAACGTAGGCCGCCATCTCCATAAAGTCCTGTTGTGTTAGATTTGTTATATCAAATTCTTTTTCCATATTATTATTTTATTCTAATTACATATTTTCCTTTAGCTGTAGCTACATTACTCAATCTCATCATTGCTGCATATCTAGCTGCATCTATTAAGTGGTCCATACCTCCTTCAGGTGTATCCGTTACATGCTGATGTTTATCCATAGCCCATTGGTATGAATAAAACTCATTGATTAGATTCTGACATGTCTTTGGTATGAATATCTTATAGTTCTGAAGTACTTGAATACCAAAACGAATACTATCCTTACCTTTGATTACAGGCTTAGTGTTGAATCCCATACGATATAATTCTTCAATCATTCTTGGGTCTGCACTATCACACCATATCTCCCAACGATTATCACCTACCACTCCTCTAAGCTTATCAGCGATTTCCGTTGTCACCATTCCCTTTTCGTAGCAGTTCTCTACCAAATAGATGTTGTTACCATTTCGGAACAGGGAAACGATTGCAGTTGGGTCTTGAGCAAATCCAAAGTCCATACCCATACAAACAAAATCTGCATCATCCGGCACCCAATCACATTGTTCAAAATCAAAGATAGCTCTTTCATTACCTACATACTCTCCTAAACCATATACCTTCCATGCTTTTGGATTAGCTGTTCTTAATTCTTCAATAGCTCTCTTAACTGATTCTTCTAAGTAAGGATTGTTCTTATATGTTGTAAAGTATCGAGTACAATCTTGCTGTTGTCTTATCCAATGATACGGAGATATGGTTGGATTGTATGATAGGATAATCGGACCTGTTGTACGAATTTGAAGCTGGAAATAAGATTCTTCATCTATTTCGTTAGCTTCTTCCAACCATAGTATAGAAGATTTTAATCCTCTTAACTTCTCTGCATCATCAGTTGATATAAATTGTATTGTACTATCGTTATAGAATGTGTACACTCTATCGGACATATTAAAATCATTATCATTCCAAATTCCTAATGAAAGCATAATGTCCTTAAAATCCTTCATTATAGTTCTTTTAAGCGATGGTATTGTTTTCCTTACTATTGTTACCTCTTGCTTACTTTCAAGCGATTTAACGATAACCCATTGAAGCAGAGCGTATGTCTTACCACTTCTTGTCCCTCCAATATGGTGAGTTACTCTAGTAGGTGTATTGTCCTGATTAGAATATGTTATGGTTGTATCAATCGTTAGTTCGCTCATTTGAACCTGTTTGATTTATGTTTACAGTTATTTGCTGAATTCTTTGTTCTACTTCAGCTCTCATTTCAATTCTGCTCATTTTCGGCAGATGGAACTCTAATAGTTTAATTGCCAAATCTACTGCTGCTTTAGGGTCTTTCTTTACCATCTCCTCCATTATCTTTGGTAAATCATCTAGCACTCTATTAGTAGCACGAGCTATTGAAACCTTCATCATTTCAGTTGAACGATTCACAGCTCCTTTAGGTCTTCCCTTAGCTAGTTTATGACCTGGTTCAAATTTTGCCATTATTTTCCATTATTTAATTGATTGTATATATTTTAACACCTATCTATATATTTGTATTACACTGCCTTGTCAGAATGTACAATAAGCTTTACAAAAGGGAATTTGTTGTGGTTT